CCCGCTGATTTTTTCATGGACAACATTAGAATGAATACTAACGTGATTCAGGCTTGTCACGAATTAAAGGTGAAAAAATTAGTTTCCTTTTTATCTACGTGTGTATTTCCTGATAAAGTGGAATATCCATTGGACGAAACTAAAATAGAATTAGGCGCTCCACACCCATCAAACTTCGCTTACGCTTACGCTAAGAGAATGGCGGACGTACAGATCAGAGCATTCAATCAACAATACGGCACAGAATACTTCTCAGTGATTCCTTGCAACGTATACGGACCAAACGATAACTATAGTTTAGAATCTGGTCATGTTATTCCAATGTTAATTCACAAGTGTTACCTTGCCAAAAAGAATAAGAAGACATTCAAAGTATGGGGTGATGGTACTCCACTTAGAGAATTTGTTTATTCAAAAGACGTAGCGAACATAGTAGATCTACTTATCCAGAAATACACAGGGACTGAACCAGTGATCATATCAAATCCAACTGAGTATTCTATTAAGCAAGTAGTAGACCTAATTGTAGAGCACATGGGCTTCAAGGGTAAAGTAAAGTGGTTGACAGATAAACCAAATGGTCAACACAGAAAGCCTTCTTCTAACGCCAAACTTTTATCTATAATAGGCGAATATAATTTCACCACTTTGGAGAAAGGTTTAAAAGAATCAATAGAATGGTTTATATTAAATTATCCAAAAGTTAGAAAGTAATGACAAGAGAATTAGTTATAGCAGTATACGACAAATATCTAGATTGGTTAGACAGACTAAATTCAGATATTAAAGTTACTGTATATAGAAAAGGAAACGATCAAGCTCAAAGAGACAACGAAATCAAGCTAGAACCAAACAAAGGAAGGTGTATACACAGTTTCTTTAATCACATATACACTAATTACGACAATTTATCGGACATTACTTTCTTTGGTCAAGATTGGCCTTTCGATCATTGGGAAAATATTGTAGAAGTTGTAAACAATGGCACTGAAAACCTTAGACATCAATTAAAAATAGGAGGCTATTATGGATTTCATTTCAATACAATAACAGTTCCATCTCCATTAGGTGGCACAATGTGGGCGTTAAGTCCATCTAAACAACACGGAGAAGGACGAGTATTAGTTTGTCAAAGCAATGGACAACCTCAAGATTCTAATCCAAATATAAACGTTGACAAATACTGGGATTTATTATTTACTGATGAAAAACCTACTGAATACGAATTCATGCCTGGCGGACATTTTGGAATTACCAAAGAACACGCTCAATTAAGATCTAAAGAATTCTATAAAAAGGTATGCGATTTTCTATTAGCAGATGACGCAGCTCCTTGGATGATAGAAAGATTAGAATGTTACATATTCAACCCAAACATAAAATGATTAAACTAGAAAACATACAAGAGTTAGTTGGTAACCACGTAGCTCCTTACATTTACAATGCAAAGAACTTTATACCAGGTAAAACGCCAATCTACTACTCAGGTCCTTATTGGGATAATAAAGAGACCGAAGCTGCAATAGAAAGTTTCTTAAACGGTAAGTGGATAACTACTGGTGAAAAGGTTTACAAGTTTGAAAACCAATTCAGTAAGAGATTCAACGTTAAGCACTCGCACATGGTAAATTCAGGTAGCTCTGCTAACTTGGTATTGATTGCTGCGTTAAAGAAGAGATTCAATTGGGCAGACGATGACGAAATCATTGTGTCTCCAGTTGGATTCGCTACTACAGTATCAGTATTGTATCAACACAGATTGAAACCTGTATTCGTTGATATAGAATGGGATACACTTAACTTTGACTTAGATAAATTAGAAGCCAAGATAACAGACAAAACAAGAGGCATCTTTATATCTCCGGTATTGGGTAACCCTCCAGATATGGATAGATTGGTTGCAATGGCTGAGAAGTACAATATAAAATTGATTGGAGATAATTGCGATAGTTTGGGTTCTAAGTGGAACGGCAAGTTCTTAAGTGAATATTACGTCGCATTCGCTAATTCGTTTTATCCTGCGCATCACATCTCAACAGGAGAAGGCGGAATGATATGTACTAACGATGATGAGTTGAAGAGGTTGTTTGTTAGTATTAGTTGGTGGGGTAGAGATTGCTATTGCATAGGATCTGCTAACTTATTGCCTTGCGGTACTTGCGGAAATAGATTTGATAAGTGGTTAGATAACTACGATGGCGTTATCGATCACAAGTACGTATTCTCTCAAATGGGTTATAACTTAAAACCATTAGATTTACAAGGCGCAATTGGATTAGAGCAGTTAATTAAGTTAGACGAAATGGAAGCAAAGAGAAGATCAGCTAAAGCGAGATTAACAAAGATCTTTACAGATAACATTCCAAATTTAAGATCACCATCTACATTAGAACAAGCAGATCCTTGTTGGTTTGGCACTCCATTTATATGCGATGAAGATGGATTGAAACATAGATTAGTTGCATTCTTAGAAGAGAATAAAATACAAACAAGAAACTATTTTGCTGGAAATATTTTAATGCATCCAGGCTACTCATTCTTGGATGACTACAAAAATTACCCTGAAGCAAACAAAGTATTAGACAAGGTATTCTTTATAGGCGCTGCACCTCACTACACAGAACAAGTGTTTGCATACATTGAACAAGTAGTAAAAAAGTTTAAATAATGATATCGATATTCGGAGGAACAGGATTTATTGGATCTAAGTTCTACAACAAACATAAAGAAAATTCAGTCTTAATATCAAGAGACGAAGTACAACCTAAATCTAATAGAGTATTATACCTAATTAGCACAGTAGATAACTACAATGTGTTAGAGAATCCTTTCATAGACATAGAAACAAATCTAATACATTTAATGAAAGTATTGGACAACTGTAAAGGAAAAGACATAGAATTTACATTCGTTAGTTCTTGGTTTGTTTACGGTGATACCCACCTACCAGCTAGAGAATCTTCTCCATGTAAACCAAAGGGATTCTACTCTATAACTAAATTAGCAGCAGAACAATTAATAGAATCTTACTGTAAGACTTTTAATATTAACTACAAGATAGTAAGACTTGGAAATGTAATAGGCAAAGGAGACGGTAAAGTTTCAAAGAAAAAGAATGCATTACAATTTTTAATAGACGAATTGAAGGCTGATAGAGATATTAACTTGTACAACAATGGAGAATTCTATAGAGACTTCGTACACGTTGATGATGTAGTTAATGGTATTAAGTTTGTTATGGATCGCGGAGAAAGCGGAGAGATATACAATTTAGGATCTGCAAGAAAGCCAACGCTATTCAAAGATATTATCGCTTACGCTAAACAAGAAATAGGATCTAACAGTAATATAGGAACTATGGAAGCATCAGACTTTCATAAGATAGTACAAGTAGAGTCCATGTATTTGGACTCAAGCAAATTAGGATCATTAGGATTTTTCCCGTCTATAGGAGTTTACGAAGCAGTTAAACAAATGATATGATAAGTTATAATAAGATAGGACATTTTGGAAGGTTAGGCAATCAAATGTTTCAGTTTGCTTCCACTATAGGTGTAGCTAATAAAACTGGACATGATGTAGCATTTCCAAAAGAGAATGTAGATGTGCCAAGCGTAGAGCATTTCAAAGACGGAGTTAGGCGAGAAGTTTATTTTGATTTACCAAAGTACTTCGATAACGTTAAGTTGACATTGAAACCGCAATCCGAAATACAAACATTACACGTAGCTCAAGAACCTTACTTCCACTTCTGTCAAGATCTATTTAGAGTACCAGACCAAACCAATTTGATGGGTTACTTTCAAACAGAGAAGTACTTTGAACATTGCCGCGAAAAAATAAGAGAATTCTTTGAGTTTAATTCAGAAACAAAAAAGAAAGCTGAATCTGCATTTCCAACATTTCCTATGCAATTAGAATTTGTGTCTATACATTTAAGAAAGGGAGATTACGCAGGTCTTCAACAGTTTCACCCAGTAATGAACGCAGACTACTATTTCAATGCTATGACCTATTTTATGGATGGTAACTATTGCTTCTTAGTATTCTCTGACGATATAGAATATGCAAAGGAATTATTTGGAGATCAAGAGAACATTATCTATATGGAAGGAAACGAACCTGATGTAGACATGTGTATGATGAGTATGTGTCATCACAACGTAATAGCCAATAGTAGTTTTAGTTGGTGGGGTGCATGGTTAAATCAAAACCCGGATAAAAGAGTTGTAGCTCCAAAGAAGTGGTTCGGACCTGCGTACAATGGAGTTCACGATACAAAAGATTTATACCCACAATCATGGATAAAAGCGTAATACCTTTCTTTAGCATTGCCATACCCACATGGGGAATTAAAGGCAAAGGAGTGGAATACTTAGAACACTCATTTAACATAATAGCGCAGCAGAGCTTTACAGATTACGAAGTAGTGATATCAGATCATAGCGAAGATGCAGACATAGAGAACTTATGTAATTCATGGAGATCAATGATGAATATTAAGTATTTTAGAAACTCTCATGATAGAGGCAAGATAGCGCCTAATATGAATAATGCCATTGAACATTCGAGCGGACTATTTATCAAAATGTTATTTCAAGACGATTTCTTATACGACACAGATTCCCTTCAAATAATATATGACAGCATCGCGGAGAATCAAGATAAAGATTGGTTCATTACAGCGTGCGTACATACCGATGATTGTGTAACCATGTACGATAGAATGACACCGCACTATCATGATCGCATATATGCTGGAGTTAATACTATAAGTTGTCCGTCTGTACTAACAATTAGAAACGAAGAGGACATACCAATATTTGATGAGACTTTAAACTGGTTAGTTGATGTAGAGTACTATAAAAGATTACACGATGCTTACGGAGATCCTGTCGTAATAGACATGGTATGCGCAGTAAATAGAAACGCAGAGGTTAGAACAACTAACATGATGACTGAGAAACAAAAACAAGAAGAAATTCAAAGAGTAATAAGAAGATATGAAACTAGATAACGTAACTATAGTTGCTGTAGATACTATAACTGCAGAACAATCATTAAAAGCAATAAGATATTCTTGTAGAGAAATAGAGTTCGCCGCAAAAAAGTTAATCACGTCACAAGATATTCAAGCAGACGATGTAGAAATAATTAAATGTGAACCCATAAATTATGAAGAGTTCAGTCACTTTTGTGTATACAGACTTCATGAGTATATAGATACGGAGTTTGCACTACTTGTACACCCTGATGGATACATAGTGAATCCAGATATGTGGACAGACGAGTTCTTACAATACGATTATATCGGTGCAATATTTCCGCTACCTCAAGATGATTTTTCTTTTAGAGATGACGAAGGAGTTATACAAAGAATGGGAAATGGAGGCTTTACACTAAGAAGTAAAAAGCTATTAAGTCTAGCAAAAGAATTAGATTTAGAGTGGAAACCTTATCATGGTTTTTATAACGAAGATGGATTCTACTGTGTATATCATAGAAAGACATACGAACAACACGGTTGCAAGTATGCACCACTAGATATAGCGGCAAGATTCAGTCATGAGTGTCATGTACCAGAAAACGAAGGCATCATACCATTTGGATTTCATGGTAAAACTAATTTTTATTATTCGCTAACACAAAAAAGTTTATAAGATGCAAATAGAACCAATGAGAGCGGAAGAGTTAATAACATTCATTAAATATAAAGAAGACTTCAAAGTTGTATTTGACGTTGGTGCAAGAGGCAATCTTGAATTCTCGCAAATACATCCTAACTGCGAATATCATTTATTTGAACCTCAAATAGGCTACGCAAACTATCTTAAAGAAACAACTAAAGACATGCAAAATGTCACAGTGAATCATATGGGTTTGGGAGATGAAGTAGTTAAACAAGCTAAATTCTATCACAACATACAATCTTTTGCGCCTCATCCATTTGTGGATTCTCAGCATAACGAAGGAGATGAATTTGATATTAGCACCATAGATGAATACTGTAAAGAACATAGCATCGACTCTATAGACTTTGTTAAGATAGATACAGAAGGATACGATTATAGAGTATTATTAGGAGCTAAGGATATGCTAAAACAAGATAGAATCAAGTGCATACAGTTCGAATATTGGGACGGAGTACAAAAGTTTGTTGATCTACTATCAGAGAAATACGACATGACATTTATGTGCGAAGATGGAAAGGAATACGAATTTGATGAAACCATAATTCAGTGGATTGATCAAGAAAGAATACCAAGCGGCAGAGGTGGAGATGTATTCTGTAAATTAAAAAAATAGCAATATGATATACACAGAATTTGTTTTCGGACAGGGATTTGGAAATCAACTTGCAGTTTATGTAACAACTAGGGCAATAGCCAAAAGAAATGATTATGCATTTGGTTATACTGGATTGGAAAACTTTGGAGATAAGAGATACAATGATAAAGGCGTATACTTCATGGATATAGATTTAGGATCTACAGTATTACCGACTAATGAAACTTACACTGAAAAAGAAACAAGAATAAAATTAGATCATTCAGATCATGACGCCACATTGGGTTGCGATATAAGATTGATAGATCAAGACTTACTCAATGTTAAAAACCATACTAAAATTATGGGTATTATGCAAGGCGAAGATTATTTTTGGGATTATAGAGAAGACATTAAAAATTGGTTGAAAGTAAAACCTGAATTTGATTGTGTAGACTATAGCCACGATGATATATGCATATTGAATATCAGAGACTACGAAGCAGATCCTACACTATTCTTATCAAGAGATTATTGGGTTAAAGCAATCTTCCATATGCTAAGTATAAATCCTAACATGCAATTCTTAGTTATCACTGAGAATCCTGATATGGCAAAGAGATTATTACCAGAGCTTGCTGATAATGTATACCACTTTGATTTGGCTAAAGACTATTCAATAGTTAAGAATGCAAAATGGTTAATCATATCCAATTCAAGCTTTGCATATTTCCCATCATTCTGTTCTGACGCTAACTTAATCATAGCTCCAAAATATTGGGCAAGACATAACGTAAGCGATGGATATTGGGCATGCGGATACAATATAAGCCGTAAGTTCACCTACATGGATAGATCAGGAATGTTACAATCTTATACAGATGTGATGAGGGAATTTGAATTATATAAAAAAGAAAGCAAGATATATGGCTAGAGTATTTGATGTGTTTACATTCTTTAACGAATTAGATTTATTAGAATTAAGATTAGAGATGCTTGATCCTTACGTAGATATGTTTGTAATAGTAGAATGCATAGAGACTTTTTCAGGTAAACAGAAGCAGTTGCATTTTAGCGACAACAAACAGAGATTTGAAAAGTACTTACATAAGATACATCACCACGTTACGTTTACACCACCAAAATCGTTTGAGGATTTACAACAGAGAATAGCAGAAGATAAAACTAATGAATTTGAAAAGCAGGTTTGTATCCAAGCACTGACTACATCTAATGTACCAAAAGGCGAAGTGCATTGGTTGAAAGAGTTCTATCAAAAAGAAATGATAAGACTCGCTATAGAAGATGCTGGAGCAAAATATGGAGATTTGTGCTTCGTAGGAGATTTAGACGAGATATGGAATCCTGAATTGGATTACTCTAATATAGAAAACGATACGGTCTATAAGTTAAAACAATTGGTTTATGTGGGTTATCTAAACAGTAAGTCTAACGAACTTTGGGCCGGTACTACATTAACTAAATATGAAAACATTGAAGGATCTTGTTTGAATCACTTAAGAACGCCATCAAAAACAAAGTACACTTATATAAATAATGCAGGTTGGCACTTCAGTTTTATGGGAGGAGAAGCTAAAATGAGATCAAAGATAGAGGCTTATGGACATCAAGAGTTTAATAACGATGAAGTAAAAGATAAAGTTAAGAGCAACTTAGATTCAGGAAAAGACGTATTGGGTAGATCAGAGTTTTATTATGTTATAGACGAATCACAACTACCAAAATACCTTTTAGATAACAAACAAAAGTATAAACAATTTTTTAGATGATAACATTCTGCATACCAAGTAAGAACAACTTACGATACTTAAAACCGTGTATCAAATCTATTCAAGATAATTCTTATTACCCGAATCAAATCATTGTGTATGTAGATCAAGACACAGACGGAACTGTAGAATGGTTGAGAGAGAATGGTATTAAGTTTATTCAAAACCACGAAGAGACTCCACGAGGAATTGGCTTCGCTTACGATAGCATGTTTCAATGGGCCGACAGAGAATACGTAATAGCATTTCACGCTGATATGATTCTTGGTCCTCATGCGGACAAACACATGATGGATATCAAAACAAAGGACAACATCGTGTGCGCCACTCGTATAGAGCCACCACTACATCCAGCAGGAATAGAGAAGATCGTACAGGATTTTGGTATGTGGCCAGAAGATTTGAAGATCGAAGAGTTTAACCGGTTCGTTGAAGCTAACAAAAGCGATAAGATAACAAAAAGCATCTTCGCTCCATGGTTAATTAGAAAGGACCAACACTTAGGTCACGATCCTATATTCTTATCGGTATTTGAAGACGCAGATCTATTTAGAAGATTCAAATTACGTGGTTATGATTTAATTCAATCGTGGTCCGCAATGGTGTATCATCTAACATGTAGAGGTGGACAGTTTGCACACGCAGAAAAAATGGAAGACTTTAGCAAGAAGGACGAAAGTTGGCAGAAGAACAATCAAATATCTGCTAACGAATACATTAGAAAATGGGGCGGGTTTTTAAAACAAACGGACACATTAGAGCCTATACCGAATATCAAATACAACGTAGGATTAAAAATATTGAATTGTTTTAACGACGGTGTACTTGGAGTGGAACCATTCTTCGATCAGATACAATGCGAAGCGGATCCTACTAACTACATCAATAAGAATAAAGACATTTCATCTTTCGATATAGCCTCTAAGTTTGTTAGTGAGTTAACTACGGATATGATTTTAGAAGCGGACTACAAAGATATTCTTAATAATCAAGAACTTTTTAATTATATTCTGCATAACCTACCAGAATTAATCACTAACGAGGTTGAGGAACCTGGACAATACGAGTTACAAATATTCAAATTAATTGTAAAAGAGAAAAAAAGTCAACCTATAGGTTTACTTTTCCCAGATATAGTCAACCCATAGGTTGACTTAACAGTCTAAATTAAAATTATGTTAACACAAGAACAAGTTACGCTAGTCATACCTTCTAGTAATAACTTAAGACACTTAAAGAATGCTTATAATAGCATAAAGACATACGCACCTAATTGTAAGATCGTTATGTTAGACGATGGATCTACCGACGGCACAACTGAATGGATGGCGGGAATTAGCGACGATAATATTACTGCAGTATACAGATCAGATAAAAGAGTCGGTCATACAATACTATACGATAAAGGAATCGAGTTAGCCGAAACAGAAGTGGTAGGTATCATGCACGCGGATATGATCTTAGGTCCGTATTACTTAGAGAACATGTTAAAGCACTTACAAAGAGAAACCGTAGTATGCGCAACAAGAGTAGAACCACCATTGCACCCAGCTGGAGAAGAGAAGATCATTAGAGATTTTGGTACTGACTTTGATAATTTAAACTTAGACGCATTTGAAGCATACGTTTTAGAAGCTCAACACGAGTATAAAGACTTAACAACCGATGGTATGTTTGCACCGTGGATCATATACAAAGAGGACTTCGTTGCAATGGGAGGCCATGACAGACTATTTGCACCATTTCCTTACGAAGACTCAGACATATTCCAAAGATGGATACTACACGGATACGAACTAATCCAGTCAAGAGATGCATTCGTATATCACTTAACTTGTAGAGGACATAGATGGACAGACGAGATTGGTAAAGACGATGACTACTTTAAGAACGCATCAGCAAAAGCCGCAAGAAACTATCTTAGAAAATGGGGTAGTTGGATTGAGAACGACAAGTATCAAAGACCAATACTAAAACCGAGGTACGATATAGGCGTAGTTGTGGAGAATTGCGATGCTAACCTACTACTCTCGTTAGAGCCCTGGTTTAACAACATATACGTAGATCAGGCTTTAATTGCTGACTATATAAAATATGAACAGCCTAAGACAGACCTAATCCTTGAAGCTAGGGTGCGTCCAATAGAAGAGCCAAAGCAGAACGATATACTTATTTACTTTGACGCAAAAGATAACGTAGATCTAAATATAGTTCCAAATATACAAGTTATCATTAGAGAATCGGTAGATGCAGTAGGTACGTACGAATACAACGGACTTAAGATCGATGTGTTACAAATGGTAGACCACACAGACAAAGTGATGGGAACATTCATCAAGAACGTATTCTAAATATTTATAAGATAAAAGACGATGGCCCTTTCACAACAACCAAGATACCCTGTAACTTTGACAATAGATGGCAAAAAGATGCCATTTCAAATACAGTTCGACGTAAACGATAACACCACAAAGATGGGTATCAAGATGCAATTCGTATTGAGTCAAGAGATTCAAGACCCAAGAGCCAAGCAGGAATTGGCAAACAAGATATCCGTTGCATTACAAAAAAGAATGGGAGATGCAGGTATCACCATTGCTTACGACGATCGAAATGCATATCAAAATGTTATAGGGTTTACCATACCCTTGACATCGATCTCCGATATGTTAATGAAAACGTTTAAAGGTTCAGGAGAGTAACACATTAGAGACAGTTATGAAAAAATACAGACCGGCTCGAGCCATATTTGAAAACGTAAGTGCTTTAGCGGCGAAAGATATAGAAGCATCCAACATACTAAAAGGTCTTCTTAAGGTCGAAGTACCAAAGGCGATAGAGTACGCCATAAAAAATAAGAAGACCTTTGCTTCTATTTTTGAGATAAACGATTCGAATTCATACATAGAACTGCATAAGAACCAGTGGATATTCGCACTTGAAACGTGCATATTATTTTACGTCGAAGAAGAGGATTACGAGGCGTGTAACAAAATGACAAAACTTATAGAATCAATTAGATCTAAGAAGGTTAATAAGATTGTTACTCACACAGATAAAACAAATTAAGATGGCAGACAATTTCAAAGAGGTGCAAACTGCGGTGGATAACATGCTGAATGTTAAATCTTACGTAAGAAGAAAGAAAAAGACACAATCGGATAAGAAGAAAGAAATGTTCGTACAAATGATAAACAGTTTGGACGAGATATTTGTGAGACAAGGATTAATGTATGCAGACATGGACGTGGATATGTTTAAGTACGACGAGAAGTTTTTAGCAGTTATAGACGTCATGCTCTATTTCCATTTCGGAGAATCTTGTTCCGATGTAATAGCATTCTATCTTTACGATAGACAAAATCCAGATGGAACACTCAATCCTATATTTGACGATAACGATGCAGAGATATTACTAGAAAATCCTTACGATCTTTGGAATTTATTAGTAATGATTAATCCTAAAATTCAGGATTAGTGGAAGAAAATAAAGACAGACCGCAATTTATATATCAAGGACTTCAAATCACCGAAGACCAGATATGGGAAGCCATAAAGAATACGCGTAGCAATCACGAAGCTGCACGATGGATGAAGATCACTTACATTACCTACAAGAAATACGCAAAGAAATATATAGATAGAGATACGGGTAAAACCTTATTTGATTTTCACATGAATCAATCTGCTAAAGGCATACCAAAGAATTTTCAAGGCAGTAACTTTAAGAAGGACTTGGAAGAGATGCTCGTAGAAAAACAAGTAGCAAATCCTCAGAGAGTGGCTAAGCTTAAAGATCTATTAATGAAAGATGGTAGATTAGGTTATTGTTGCGATGAGTGCGGATTCAAAGAGAAACGCATATTAGACATGAAGGTACCGTTATTGATTAACTTCTCTAATGGCAACAAATCCGATTGGAGATTAGAGAACCTAAGATGGTTGTGTTATAACTGCAGTTTCTTATTTGCAGTGGATCCATTCAGCGATCGTATAACAAGAAACATAGAGTCTAAGTACATACACGACGAAGAAGTATTAGACGAGAACAATACAAAGTTCTACAATTTAGATCCATTCTATTTAGAACACTTAGAACGTATAGGTTACGACGATAAAGGCAACCTAAATGTAGACGATATTATAGACTACAAGTAATTTTCCAACGCTTTATACATTTAATTTAAGATCATTCATAACTGATTGGGTTTCATCGTGTTGCAAAGCATTGAAAATGAATGCGTTATGAAAATACCTCATATTATTAAAAAACATATACATAACTGATTGGTTCTCTATCAAGAAGTTTCTAAAATAGTTCAATAAAACAGCTCTAGATAGCCAGGATTGTGTAATTTTACCTTATATCAAACAATAAAACTTATGCAATTACGAATCCATGTTAAAAATGCTCTTACTAAAGAGATCGTTACTGACCACGCAGCTGTAGTATTTGAAGATTATGACAAAGAACTTATGTGGAAAAACATGCAGTTGAATCACAAAGCACTTAGCGAAGCCAATCCAGATTGTCACGTTAATTTCGAATTAGATAACGGTGACTTTATTGCAGGAATGCCTCTTAATATGGAATTAGATCAAGCAAAAATAGATACAGGTGAAATGTCATGGAGATCTTACATGAAAAAGTGGCACAACACAGACATAGAATATTCAGCAATGCCTTCATCAAATTAATTAATATGATATCAGTAATACTATTCTTATTAGTTGTGTATATTGGTCACACATTAAACTTAACCGATACAGATATTAAATTCACAGACATTAAAACAAAAAAATAAGTTATGATAAAGAAAACAAACAAATCGTTGGACGGTACTTCATTTCATGGTGCTACAATTAGTGCTACGTTAGCAGATCTACAAATTATCTTAGGTGCGACAACGCATGCGAGCGATCACCACGATAAAGTACAAAACGAGTGGGAATTGGAATTAGAAGACGGCACCGTATTTAGTGTGTACGATTGGAAAGAGTATCGTCGTTACACAGATAAAGAAACAATCGAATGGCATATCGGTGGTATGAACCTAAAAGATACATTCGTAGCTCAAGACACTTTAGTAGAAGCATTAGCTACTATGGAGACAAAGCCAAACTTGTTTCAATCAGTTAAGTCGTTTATTAATTCTAAGAACGTGGGCGATACATTCACTACTAAAGAATTTCACGCAGCAATGAACGGTATCGAACAACCAACTTGGTGGAAAAAATACAACAAGCAATTATTTTATCGTAGCAATACTTACCGTACTTACTTAAGACATTTAGGATTCGTTAAAAATCCTGAGCGTGGATTATGGAAAGTAATATGTCACATTCCAGCATGGTTAGATAGCGGTCATGTTAACAGCGCATTAGGTTATATGTACACAGCTGGGCCTGACGAAAATACAATTAGCTATTCTCATCCACAAGGTGCATGGACTGTTAAGCACTTAGATTATAAAGGTATGACGAGAGACGAAATTGTAACTAAGATCAGAGAATACGTTTTATTGTTTGGCGTCTTAAATACGCCTAAAGTAGAAGCTACTAAAGTAGAAGAGAAAGATGCTTTAGCAGAATATAGAATTGCAACAGCAAAATTAGCTAAAGATTTGGCTAGTGAAATTATCGGTGATGGCAAATCTCCTAACATATGGTTCGTTACTCAATCACCATACTACATGAAGTACAAAGATGGGTACGGAGAATCATTCTTATTAGATGGATTTGATCCAGCAGAATATACCGAAATGTTTGGTCCTTTCTTTAGTTACAAAGCGGCATGCGATCAATACGACGAAATAGAATTAGAAGCATACGATGGAGTTGGTACAGTAACTATAGAAGATCGTGTTATCGGTGTAGTCAAAGAGAAGTTCTTAGAAGAGAGAATAACGGTAGACTATTCTTACAACGAAGTTGATGATTCTAAATTTTATAACAAATCTAAATAATAAATTATGTTACACGAATACACTAAAGCTGAATTAAACAGCATGGAAACAATCGAACAAGCATGGGACGGTGATGAGTTAAAGATCAAAACCGATACTCATAGAATTTGGTTAGTACTACGAGAGAATAGACAATACAATGGAGACTACGTAGTAGAAACCTTAGTAAATGGTGGATGGGAACAGGTATCTTATTACTTTAATTAATAAAAATATAAAACATGACTCAGTCACAATTAAACAAATTATCTTTATCAGAGTTATCAAACTTAAATAGAATGGTAGTAGATACCATTAAAGCAAAGAAGAAAACTGATTCAAAAGAAAAGCGTAAAGCTTTCAGTATCGGAGATAAGGTAATAGTAGAACACAAGAAGACAAGCGGTAAAGTATTCATCATAAAAGAGATCAGATTGACTAAAGCTACTGTACACGAAGTAGACGGATTTGGTAGATACGACGTACCTTTGGCAATGATATCACCTTACTGCTATTAATATAAAAAACAAACTTATGTACATAGATAATTTAACAGGAATTGAATTCACTTTCTACACAGAAAGCCAATACGAAAATGCCCGCTTTGGTGGTTACATTGACAATTATAAGATCGCTAGAATTGAGGTGACCTACGACGATGGATCTAGAATAGATGCGCCGTACCACTCGTTCGAAGAGTTCGAGAACTGTGTAAAGAGAATGATGAATGCTAACAACGTAATCAGTGTATCTCCTTATCAAGCTGACCACTATTATGACATACAAGAATACGCAGAATAATTTTTAAAAACCAGTAATATGATACAAGACATAGAAAAAGAAATGCAGTTAATACAAGACAGAGAAAAGACAATGGCCAATCCAGAATTCCAAGTTTGGATGAGGGATTTGAATGTGTCCTCTTCTTACGAAGACAGATCAAGTAAGATAAACGCGTACGATCTACAGATGCAGTACAACACTAAAATGTATTCTAAACTAAACTTTAACAAATAAGATATGAGACTAAGCAAAAACGATAAGACATTTATTGACACAGTAAAGAATGTGTGTAAGAAACACAAGATATCGTGTAAGCTTAAAGACGTAAGCTACTTAAAGCCAACACCTAAGATCAGATGTACCGGTTATTTTGACGATGAGAGTAGAACATTAGAGGTTGCAATGAAACAAAAAGATTCTCTCGAATTGATAGTGCACGAATACTGCCACTTAACACAGTGGGTAGACAAGGCACCAGTGTATACGAAAGCTAGTAAGTATCTTCTCGCTTTAGATAAGTGGATAGAAGGTAAGAACCTACCTATAGAAGTTATAGATGCAGCGATAAAAGGAATCGTTGATCTAGAATTGGATAACGAGAAGAGAGCTGTCGCAATGATTCGTAAATATAATTTGAATATAGACAAAGACAAGTACATTAAGAAGGCGAATGCTTATCTATATTTTTATCATTGGATGAAAGAGACAAGACGATGGAGCAAATCAAATAATATACCTTACAAGAACAAAGTTATTATTGATGCGATGCCAACCACATTTAGAGGTAGCTACGATAAATTACCAAACAGATTTAAAAAATTATACAAACAAGAAAATATATAATATGAAAGCAACATTAGAATTTGACTTAGAAGAAGGACAAGACAAGACAGCTCATTTACGATGCGTTAAAGCAGTAAACATGGCAGTAGCACTATGGGACATGGATCAATATTTACGAGGACTGATTAAATACGGAGAGCTAGATGATGCTATTTATAAAACACTTCAAGAGACCAGAGATAAACTAAGGGAAATCATGAGTGAGAATTCAATTGATTTAGACGAGTTATTAAATTAGCATTATGAAAATAAATAGAAAACGTGTAGCGTGGTATCTACAGAATATCAGAGCTAAGAACGAAGAACTAACCGACGAACAGTTAGTAGATAAGCTAGCCACGTGGATGGAAGTTAATCCTGAATGCATTGATATGGACGGAGTATCTCATCAAGGTCGTTACTACTATTCTACTGTTGGTTATGGAATCTTTAGTTTATTGGGAGAAAGATATAGAATGGGTAGAGTAGAGATATTCGATAAGCAAAACGAAAGTGGATATCAAATAGCAGAAGGATCTTATTGTATGCCTTTCGTATCAGCTAATCAATTTGAAGACTTCATAGAGTCTATAGAAACAGATCTACCTATAAGCATAAACATAGGATCTCATGATTGGTGCGAAGCGGCTTGCGCTATAGATTTAGGCTTCGAGAATGCAGAGGCAATGAGAGACAAAGCAAATGTTAAAGCGTATCGAGATAAGTTGAACGACGAATACGCTGTAGAACAGGGCTACAAGGATTTTGCAGACTTATTATCTAAAAGTAAATGGAATAAACCAAAACAAGATGAAGATACAATATAGCATAAAAGAAATAAAACCAAATGTATTTGCAGTGATAGTACCAGACAGGTATCATAGAGCAATGTTATTCATGAGAGTGCAAGAGTACTACGAGTCTCCCAACCCTAAATTCAGAGGCAAGGTGTTCTGTATATGGGACTACATAGAGTGGTACAGCAGAAAGAATGGTGATAAGTTTAGTTATGCTTCAGATTGGGTAGGCTTTAACTTTCCTTTAAACGTAGCAGAGAAATGCTACGATAAAATGAATAGCATATTTGTATACTACAGCGCATACGATAGTATCATGTTTGAAATACTAAGAGAGATTAGAAAAACTGTTAATGTGAAGTATGGACCTAAAACGAAGGCTTACGTAATTGGAGTATCAGATACTGTATCAAGTACGTTTCAACATGAGTTGTGCCACGCGTACTATCACATAGATAACAAGTATAAGAAAGAAGTGGATGCCATTACCGAATTAATAGATCCTAAAATATACAAGAGAATGCGTAAGAACTTAACAGATATGGGATACACTGAGCAGGTGTTCTACGACGAAGTTCAAGCATATACATGTATGGATTCAGATTACTTTGAGTTCAATAATAAAATACCGGGATCTAAATTAAAGAAACTATCAAAGAAATATAAAGTCGTATATGAAAAATATATCAACCAAAAATAAAGATAAAGAGAAGCTTCGTATTAAGAAGTACGAAAAGGCCAAGAAACAAGCCGTAGCAAATTTAACTAAAACAGAAAGAAAAGCATTAGGTTTATGAGCAATGAAAAAAATTGGGTAACAAGAGCCACAGCACAGAAGATATTGGATTGGTGTTACTTTACCTACGGAAGGTCTAAGATTAACGGCGCATATCCATCCCTAGAATTTAGGAAGCCTGATGATTACACAGGCGACGACTACGGATACTACGACGAGATAGATCAAACCATATTTGTCAATAGAGAAATTCACCATGATCTAGAAGAGCTTGTTAAAACTATCATACACGAGTATACGCATTACGTTAAACATTCTATGCACGAGTATCAGATCTTGGCCAAGTATTTATCTCACAATCAGAATCCATTAGAGAAGGACGCTTTAAAGGTAGAGAAAAGAGATTATAAAAAATGTCTTAGATTTCTTAAAAAAGAATACAACATTGGTTAACCACAAATATTTATGTTCAGGATATGTTAATTTACGACCAACTAGACAGAATAGCGGAAGAGACACAGATCCCCACCGAGATACATGAGTACTTACATGTAAATAGTAGAGAAGTATGGGTTGAGACAATGGTTGGACTAATAGAGAGCGGACAGATTAAACCGGTACCAAAGACGATCAAAGTTTTAGCTGAGAATTGGGAAGATTTGTTATGTAGGAAGTATTCAAATTTAAACTAAAGTAATGACGATTTTACAGGCAACGGTTGATAGTTCTAGTATTGGTTCAGCTTTTATGCAATACGGTATATTGGGTGTATTAGCATTCTTATTAGGTTACTTTGCATGGCAACAGTACTTAAGACTTGTTAAGAAGAACGACCAACTAGAAGAAAAGATAGACAAGCTACAAGAGCAGATGTTGAAGATACTCGTAGAAGAGAGAGACCGACTGGATACTTTGATAAGAGATAACACAGCCGCTCTACAAGAACTTCAGAAGACTATATACAAATACATGGTTAAAAGCAAGGACTAATGGAAACCAAAAGATCAGCGCTAACAAAAATGGGAGATACACTAATCAAAGCATTTGAATTGGCAGAATCTTTTAAGAACAGACAGAAAAATAAAGAGTTGCCTTACGATCAAAAGCTTTTATTATTGAAAGAAGCGCTATCAACAGAATACAAACAGTGTATCGAAGGTTCTAGAATATCAGGTTTATTTGCGGCTAAGAGACAAGTGGTAGAGAAGCACATACAATTTGTAAAGACAGTACAAAACAAAAAGGTTTTAAACGAAGACGAAAAACAAATTATAGACACACTCATCTCAAAATACACATAAACTCCATCTAAAGGTTATGAAACAATTGTTTACAAAAAAGTTTGGTAAGAAGATCGCTATCAAACCATGCAGCTCAGATCAAATCGGTTGCGACTATCACTTAGATCTATTTGGTAAGGCATGCTCATCGTGCCCATATCAGCCATCTAATAAGACCAAATTCTTTACTTTCGGAGCTCCCAAGTCTGCCCCATTGGTCCAAAAACAAAAAGCTTAGTATATTATAGTCATTTGGTACAAAGCGTGCCCAAAGAGCCCAAAATAGGCCCTTTTATGCGTATTGGAAACCAATCAGTTACACATGTTAAAAAAGAATATGCATAACGCGTTGGTTCTCTATGAAGAAGTTTTAAGATACTCGATAAATAGTTTTTTTGTTTCGGTAGATAGCAGTACTTTTACCCTGTTGCTGCCAAATAAGGCATCATATATATAAATTTTTTAATATTAAATAAAAGTTATGAATACACTACAAACTACGTTGACCGCGTTACAGTCACAATTGGAATCTCAAAAAGAAGCGTCTAAGTATTACTACGACAATGTCTTCACTAAAGAAACTGCTACCTTAGAAGCAAGTATCGTTGAATGGTTTTACAAATTTACAGGAGAAACTTACACAATTAAGATCGAAAGTGGCGGAGAAACGTTACAGATCTATTCTCTTGGCGAAGAAAAAGCAGATATGTGGAGACACAATGCTATTACGATATACTACTACTCTCGATACAACGAAGAGGCTAAAGCAAAATTGAGTTACTATTCTAAAGAAGTAGAGTACAACGATGCTAAAAGTATTGCTTACTTAAAAACTTTAGGTATGGTTGCAGTTTTATTGAATCAAATCAATTTCATGATGCCTACGTGGAAAGCTGAGTATCAACAGTATGCAGAAAAACGTTACGCTACATTCGAGCAACCCATATCTCACACTGAATTTGCTATACATAAAACAGAAAAGGAAATAGCCGAACAAGGTATTGCAGAATATAGCAAAACAGGTTTTCAACATACGATATCTTCTCGTACACAGTGCGTAAGACAGTATAACATTCCCTATGATCAAGAAGGCTCATACATATTAGAAACAAATCCTCAGTACTTTGATCTACAAACTGGTAGAGGCAAATACGATCACGTACGAGTATATGCATTCGAAGTTGTAGGTCATGTCAAAAACGGTAAAGTAGAGATGAACGTAAAGACTACTGCTGTAGAAGACGGATCATTCAGTCCTGTAGTTGTTACTAAAGCAAGATTCGACGACTTCATTGCAACCGTATACAATTGGGAGAACTTTGATAGAGCTAAATACAATGCCAAGCAAACTGAAAGGTATCTTGATCACATGAGTAAATTTACTACTGTAATAGAAATGGCCTAATTAAATTATAAATAAATAAAAATAAAAGTTATGGGATTAGACATGTATTTGTACAAAAAAACATTCTTATACACAGGAGAATGGGTACGCGAAGAAGAAAGATGCGACGTAGTAGTTACACAAGGCGGTGAGCCACATCCGTTCATTAATCCAAAAAAGATTAAAGAGATCGTAGAAGAAGTTGGTTATTGGCGTAAAGCAAATCATATTCATCAGTGGTTCGTAGAAAAGGTACAGAAAGGAAAAGACAATTGTGCAGAGTACAGAGTAGACTACGAACAACTGCGAGATCTATTGAATGCTTGCGAAGATGTGTTAGAAGATCATAGTAAAGCAGAGCAGTTATTACCTAGAAGCTCAGGCTTTTTCTTTGGAAGTACAGACTACGATGACTACTACTTCGAGCAAGTACAGAACACATACGATATCTTAATGAGTATCGTGTCAGCAGGAGATGCAGATACACAAGAGTACATATATCAATCAAGTTGGTAACATATAAAATAATAAACACATGAAAACATTCAATGATTTAGAATTCAAAACCCATCCAAGGGGTTCAGGTATTATTAGTCGTATCAAGTTCGATAACGGATATGGCGCATCGGTAGTTAAAGGACCTTACACGTACGGTGGAGACAAAGGTCTATACGAGTTAGCGGTGACAGATAGCAATGACGATCTAACATACACCACACCAGTAACTAGTGACGTAGAAGGTTATCTAACAGAAGAAGACGTAACAAAATTATTAACACAAATCCAAAATTTATAATCTATGTTTGAAGAAATCGAAATTGGCGACATTTACAACGAGAACGAAGACGAACTAATAGAGACTATCGAAGAACTCGAGAAGGAAGTTAAGTTCTACCTCGCTCAAGGAAACAAGACAGCAGCTAAATTAATTCAGCAGCAAATTAAGGACATTAAAAAAGTACATTTCTAATGAATAAAAAGTATTGTAAAGTATGTAGTACAGAGATCCACCCAAAACGTGTGACTCTTGGTTACTCTACCACATGTGTTAACCACAGCACAGCAGAGAGATTCACAGGTCACTTAGTAGTTGACGGCAAAACAGATTATTCAATACAGATAATCAAAGATCCTGAGGTAGGCAGAAAGCTCAAACAATTGGCTCAGGCTTCAATAGGCTAATATTTATTAACACAAACAAGAACACATGAGCTACGTAAACCCACAAGACTATTCAAAACAAATAGCAAGTTTATTATCAGAAGGACTAGACACAATAACTGGTATGACAACAGAACCTACGATTGTTACCGTTAAAGAAGCAATCAAGAACCTTACCACAGACGATAGAGAACAGTTAGAACAATACGCTGAGTCTTTAAAAGAGATCAAAATGGAGATGGATAAGTTAATTGCTAAGGGTAAAAAAGGAAAAGCGGTACAAGAAACTGGCGGAGACATGATGAATTTGACGATGCCAACAGAGGAATAAATGAATTGGCATCTCATATATGATTCTATAATTCATAAAGCTATATCAGAAAATAGAAAGAAAAAACGTGATGTATATTATGAATCTCATCATATTATTCCAAAATGCATGGGAGGAACTAATGATACAGAGAATTTAGTATTGTTAACTGCAAAAGAACATTTTATTTGTCATAGAATACTTCATATATTGAATCCTAACAATAGAAAATTATTTTTAGCTTTTCAAAATATGTGCTATAGAATAAGCACTAAAGATAAAGATAGATTTAAGCCTAGTGGCAGAGTGTATTCGTATTTAAGAATTAAAGCTAGAGAATATGCTGTTAGAGGACCTAATCATTATCTTTACGGAATAGAAAGTCATTTGCATCCAATGTATAATAAAAAACATACAGAAGAAACCAGAAATAAAATGAAAATAAATCATGCTGATTTTTCAGGTAAAAACAATCCTCAGTATGGAATGACTGGATCTAAAAGTAAAAATAGTAAAAAAGTATGTCAATTAAATATCAATGGAGAATTAATAAAAATATGGGATTGTTTTAGAGACGTTGAAAGGCATTTAGGAATTTTACATAATAATATAACTAGAGTATGTAAAGGAACTAGAAAATCAGCAGGAGGATTTAAGTGGAAATATATAAGTTAAAATAATAATTAGTTATGCAAAATTTAGTTTTAGGTATTTTATATGGTATTTTAGGTCAAGTAGGATCATTCATGCAACTACAAGGAGGAATTAGATATAATTTATATCCCAAATATTTGTGGGTGTCCTTGGTTGCAGCGATACCGTTAAGTTGGTTGTATCTAAAGTCAGTACAACATTTTGTTAAAGCTTTCGATGGTTCTGTCTGGGAAAGTAGACTTCTTGGTTTTGGCCTAGGAATTATCACATTTACCTTGATGAGTAGCTTATTATTTAAGGAACCCATTACACCGAAAACAATACTATCTATATTATTGGGATTCACCATCGTAGCAATTCAAGTACTTTGGAGATAGATTTTATCAGCATTATTAATTAGATTAAATTTAGGTTATGAACAAGACAATCATTATTTCAGATGTCCATGGTAGAGATCAATGGAAACAGATCGTAGCGCAAGAGAAGGACGCGGACACTGTCATATTCTTAGGCGACTACTTCGATTCTTTTAATATTTCTGCAGTAGAACAGATGCACAACTTTAAGGAGATCGTAGAGTTTAAAGAGACCTCATTCACCAACGCAGGCACCGACGATCAACACAAGACTAGAGTTATCATGTTAATAGGTAACCACGATTATCACTACTTTCCAGAGATAACTGATAGTTCCACATCAGGTTACCAAACAAGAATGGCTATGGTGATTAAACAATTGATTGGAGAAAATAGAGATCACTTACAAGTTGCACATAGAATGGGAGAATTTGTATTCAGCCACGCAGGAATTAGTAGCCAGTGGTTAGACGACACCGTTATAGATTGGACAGAAGAGAACATGGTCGATAAGATCAACGAGCTATTTAAGTATACGCCTTTAGCGTTAGACTACAGATCTTATAGAATGCTCAACTCAACAGAAGTTATAGGATCTGGTGGATACGGCAACGAGTCATATCAAGGACCGATGTGGATAAGACCTAAGGCTTTAATGTCTATTAACAAGGACACACTACGTAAGAAGATTATTCAAGTAGTTGGCCACACATATCAGAACGAGATAGACAAGCAAGGTAAGGCAACAGGCGGTAGATACTACTTCGTTGATGTACAAGAGACAAGTCAAGAGTATATGATTATTACCGACGGACAAATATCATTCAATAAAATAAAAAAATAAAAGTTATGCCAACAATTAGACAACACGATGTACCTGTAGAAGCAGAAGTTACTGTAGATTTTGACGTAGAAGTTAACGATTTTTTAGAAGATTGTGACACTTCAGAAATAGACGAAGTCATAGATTGGTTGAAAGATAAAGGACTTCTAAAAAATATAAACACAGATACGCAAGTATGTGCTGCTGAATCTGAATTTATAGAAGCATTAGATAAAATCTACACGAAGTGGAACGTATTATCTAAAGAAGAAGAGACCATGATTTTAAACTTAGCAAAAAGGTTTTAATTTATGGCCTTTGTAATAGACATAGTAGATCAAATAGAGCATCTGTTTTCTAAAGAACCAGACAAACGCAAGAAGACAGAGCACAAAGAGTGGAAGGATACCATAAACAAATTAATACAAGATTGTAATAAATTGAGTAAATTTAAAATGTATTTCGTAATCAAATAAAACATGGAAAAATGAAGTGTTTAAAAAACAAAAAAACAGGTAACATAATTAGAGTTACCGATGTACAAGCTTATCAAATGGAAGGTAATCAGTGGTCTTATGTACCAAAATCAGACTGGAAGAATCAGAGTAACCCTAAAAAAGTAGAAGATGTTAAAGAAGCTTAAACAGATTTGGCACGAGATCATCGAGAGATGGTTCTTGCTTGCATTCTACGGTGAAAGAATGGAAAGAGAAAGGCTGCAAGTTAGAGCAGAACTTGTAAAAAAGAAAGACACTTTGTGGAAGAACATTCCTCCAGGCGTTCCAAGAACTGTATCAGAAATTCTTACTTATAAACAACCAAAAAAGAAGAGCATAAAGGAATTGGTGGAAGAGTACGAAAAACAAAGTCCTATAATTTATGATGCATTATACGAAGCATTAAAAAACATTCAACAAAAAGAAAATGGCAACGACAAAAAAATCTAGAGTAATAAAAATTGATTCTCAAAATTTAGTAACTGAACAGCCAAAATGGTTTGCAATTGATTGGAATAAAGTCAAAAGTATATCAGATGTTAAAGCAATACTAGAAAACATGGGTTTAGGTTGTTTTGAAAATGCTCCAGCTTATGATACTCTTAAAAAGTATTTGAAAAATGACTAGAGAAGAAGCGGTATTCGTAAACAAACTATGTGAGAATAGCTCTACGACTTGGATTAAACTACACATAGAATACCAAAAGAAATTTGTAGATCCTTCTCTGTGGTACCAAGCGCCTTCAGGCTACCAAAAAGATCTACCGCTACCTCACGGAAACCAAATAGATGGTAGCGAATTATGTAAAGAGGCGCAAAAGATAATAAACAAAATATAGAAGTTATGATGTATATTGCAATAGGATTGATTGGTACAGGACTTTGGATTGCCTACGAGATTTATACTGCTCCCTGGTACGATGAAGATACCAACACATTCTACAAAAAAAGAAAAAAATAAAAGTTATGAAAAAATACTATGAATTACGAAAGAGTATACAATCAGATAATAGAGAGAGCTAAGAATAGACATATAGAAGGTTATGTAGAAAAACATCATATCATTCCAAAGTGTGTTGGCGGAAGTGACGATATATCTAATATAGTAAAATTGACTGCTAAAGAACACTATCTTTGTCATAGATTATTATATGAAATATACCCTTATAAAAATGGTTTAATTTTCGCATATTGGATGATGTGTAAAGTGGAATCGAATAACCAGCAAAGAGGAATTAGGATATCAAGTAGAGAATATGATAGACTAAGGAACGAATATAGTAGAGCATTGAAAGAGAGAGTTCCGTGGAATAAGGGATTAACAAAGAATGATGATAGAGTGGCCAAATATGCGAATGTGAAGAGATGGAATGGTGGCCTTAAAAAAGGAGATAGCCCAATATTAGACGAGCTCCATAGAAAATCTGCTGAAATGAGAGTAGGTCTAAAGAGACCAGAACATTCTATTAAAATGAAGGAAATATGGGAAAAAAGAAAGACGAATAACACTATCTAAATTTGATTATTTAATTTTTTAGTGTATTTCAATAATTATAAGATTTAAAATTATATGAATATGAATATAGGATATGCATGTATTTGTTTAAGCATGGGTAACAAAGTTAGTACAAACAGAACAATGATGAAACGTACATTCGAAGCCAAAGGAATGGATTACGTTTCTGATTTGACACTCCTAAATTCTAGAGATATTATTAAGATACTCGAATGGAACAGACAGCATGGAATAAAGCTATTTAGATTGTCTTCAAGCATCATTCCATGGGGAAATAACATAGACATAACCGAACTAAAGGACTACAAAGAGATCAAGTCTGAATTAAAAAAGGCCGGAGACTTTGCTAAATTTTGGGATATGAGAATCACTTGCCATCCCGGTCCATTCGTAGTACTTACTTCGCCAAAGGACCCCGTAGTAGATAACGCCATATCCGATTTAGAAATGCATGGCAAACTATTCGATATGATGGGCCTTTCTAAAACTCCGTACAACAAGATCAACATACACTGTAACGGAGTATACGGAGACAAGATGACCGCTATGAATAGGTTCTGCGAAAACTTTAAGAGACTGTCCTCTTCGGTACGTAAGAGATTAACAGTAGAGAACGACGACAAAGCGTCTATGTACTCCGTTAAAGATCTAATGTACATTCACAACAAGACAGGAATTCCCATTGTATTCGATTACCATCATCACCAATTTTGTACTGGAGATATGACTGAGCAAGAAGCCTTACGGTTGGCATCAACAACTTGGCCAAAAGGCATAAAACCTATCGTACACTACTCAGAATCAAAAGCATTACATGAAAACAACGCTAAAGAAAAGCCGCAAGCCCACTCACTGTATATTAATACCATCCCCAATACATACGAGCTGGATGTGGACATTATGGTTGAAGCAAAAGCCAAAGAGTTAGCAATACTACCTTTTTTAAAATTAGATACAATCGTATAATCGTGGCATATTTATCTTAGATGGCATCAGAAAAGAACATAAGTTTTACAAGACAGCAGCAATTCAAGTTTAGAAATGCGGTCGCTGATTATAAGTGGGCTGCAGGAGGAAACGCACAATTCGTGGAACCTGACGTTCCTATAATACAGACTTCGGTAACTCCATCGTTTACAGCAACTCCTACTCCTACGCCTACCCCAAGTGCAAGCACCACACCAAGCATATCTATTACTCCATCGGTTACCATCACTAGAACGCCGTCTATTACTCCATCGGTTACAGTGACTAGAACACCATCAATAACACCATCAGCAAGTATTACCCCGTCGGTTACAGTTACTCCTTCGGCTTCAATAACACCGTCTATATCAAAGACACCATCAATAACACCTTCGGCTAGTATTACTCCTTCTGTTACAGTAACTAGAACGCCATCTATTACTCCTTCAGCTTCAATAACGCCGTCTATATCAAAGACACCGTCTGTTACCGTTACTCCTTCTATATCAAAGACGCCTTCAGTCACTCCTTCGCCTTCAGGAGCGGCTCCCGCCATTTTAGTATTTGATTTAGACGCTGCTAACTACTCAGCAGTGCCTACTAATGGATCAACAGTCAATGGTTATACACTAGGCGTATCTAATGCAGGTTCTTCAATTACTTGGAATAGCGCTAATGGCGGAACATTTGCTAAATCAAATAATGTTGGTACAGATGTAATTTATGGAGGTCCAAACTATGTTACGGGACAAAGTTACACAGTGTTTATGGCGTATAAATTATCAGCAACTTCTGCCGGTAGATTGCTAAATACTCAAAGCGAAGCGTCTAAAGATTGGATGATGGGGGCATATAATGGTAATCCAAATGCATTTTATCCAAACTTTACCGTAAATTTACCGTTAACCGGCGCAGATACTGTATGGCATTTTGCTTGGGCAACTTGGAACTCAACAACTACAACTGGTCAATTGTGGATAGCAACTAATACCGCACCAACTGCTTATACATACACTGCCACTAGTGCAGGTGGTGGAGGATTTAACCAATTAAGATTGTTTAGTAGATCTTCAGGATCAGAAGTTCAATCGGGCAATATAGCATTTGTTAAAGCGTACAATGGAGTATTAACATTAGCCGAAATACAGGCATTACACGCTACGTACAAAACAAGAATGGGATACTAATTATAATGTCCTTACTTTAGACTTTAATTTTACAGACAAAACAGGATTCAGTATATTTGATCTATGACCAAGAGTAAGATCATAGAGCAGATCAAGTACTGGAAAGAAGTATTCAAACCCACTGGAAACATGGGCAAATGGTACGCGTCAGTAAGAGTAGCGAAACTGACAGAGCAATTAGACAAACGCAATAAGAAAAGAAAGCATGTCAAATAGAAGAGACTTCCTCAAGTCCAGCTTGTTCTCCGCTATCGCACTCGCGCTCCCGATCAGTGCCAAACCCGAGAGCCTAATAAATACAAAGGCCACACCCGATAGAGCGTTCTACACAAACGGAGTAGAGAGGATGAGGATATACAGCAACGGTAACGTAGGAATAGGAACTATCATGCCACCATACGAACTAAAAGTAATAATATAATGGAAGAGATTAACATTCAGGAGTGGGACGGCTTACAATACGACCCGATAAGCGACAAAACAAAAGTAGAACTAGCCTTGATAGATCTGTACAATAGACTAGCGATGCAAATCCCGGCAAACCATCAAGAGATATTGAACGAGTTAGCAGAAAAGTTACTACCGCAAGAAGCCTCACTCACAGTCAAGCAAGTTGCCGGTTCGTTGGATGCTTCGATTGGCGACGAGATCGAGATACAAAAGTTACGAGTAGAAGCGAACAGTCCTTACAACGACGGTTTTACACGAGAGTTCTACGACAAGGAATTGAAACGCTACAACGCAGGAACCAAAGAGTGGCCCGCACCACGTACCAAAGACGAGCAAGACTACATGTACAATTGGATACGTTCAAAAAGTGGTAGACCCTAACGGTCTTACCGCAAACTTAAATTTCCCCAAAGATGGGAATAGCAGTATATTTGATTATAACAAAACAATAAAGGTCATGACAAACAAGTATCAGAAAAGCCCATTGAGTCTAATCGAGGGCGGAAGCCGGATTAAGATCACATTCAAGAACGGGATCGAAAGAGAGTACGACAACATTAAGGACGTGTCGGCTTACGTAGCAAAAGTGTTGAGCGAGAGCGATTACATGATTAACCGTATCGAGATGGAGAAGGAAGTAGTGACCACCACAAAAGAGTGGTCTCCTCTATTTGGCAGAAGCCGTTACGGAACCTACGGATCGGAGTCTCACTCTTACAACGCAGAAATATAGACCAATGACTAGCACACAGTTCAACGAAAAATACAAGCAGTGGATACCGGAAGGGTGGAGTGGACTAGACTTCGATATACCGCAGGTGACCGAGTACATGGACACGGTAATGCAAGACATGATCCTAATACCGGGTTTTGAGTTACACCAAATCAAATTAAAGTTCGATTGGCCGAGGTTCTATTTTACTACCGACTTTAAGGACAAGGGCACAGAGTTGGCAATTGCAGTAAAAGTACAAGAGAGGATCAACGCAATAATAAAACAAAAGCGATAAGTTATGACAGAAAAGGAGAAAGCCGAAAGTTTGGTGGACGAGTTCTACCAATACACCAATACCAACTCAAGAGAGAACGCCAAAGCCTGCGCAAGGATATTGGCAAAGGAGGTAATAGTAAAACTAAAGTACAACAAGGTCATGAAGGTCGTTGTGGATTATTGGGAAGACGTGTTGCTAGAGATAGAGAAGGTACCAGCATTTAAAGAGTAACCGATATGAAAACAGCAATTAAATGGAATGTAAATAAAAAACCAGAGTGCATTACTAATTACATAGTAGATAAAGGTGGGGAAGTAAAGCACTAAATGTATATGGTTGGATTGAAATACCTATTTATTAATTAGCTAAAAAAATAAACTATGTTAACACCACAAGAGAAAGCAGTAGAACTGTACAGCCAATACGAACAGTTGGGTAGGGACTTCACAAGAGGTGTGTCTATGCGTGAGTTCGCCAAACAGTGTACATTAATATGTTGCAATCAAGTGTTAGCAGATATGGGAGCGGACAGAGGCCACTCGTATTGGACAGAAGTTAAAGCAGAAATAGAGAAGCTATGATCAAGAGACTAAACAGTAGGGACTCAAAGCTTCTAACGGCAATCCTAAACAGTCCAACAGAAAGGATGGTATGGAGAGATTGGATTAGCTATTGGAAGAGCGTGAGAACAGTAACTAACTTGGGAGTCGGTCTCGTATGGAGAGGCTCGTACAGAAACCGAGGCTATTTCAGTAGAAGACTCGCACTAACATTAATAAGAATAGAGTTATGAAATACAGAATAAAACAGTACGAAGCCTTGTGTACCAGATATAAGGGAGGCAAATGGGCAACAGAACAGGTAGAGACTAGATACCAAATAGAAATGAGAGAAGCAGGCTTTTGGGGTTACATATGGGGATGGAGCGATATAGGAGGCACTTTAGATACAGAAGAGGCTGCAAAGAATAGAGTGGCGCTTTATAAGAACAAAGTTTCAGTTAAAGAACCTAATAATATTAGATATATTAATATAGATTAAACCTACAGTTATGATAATACTAGCATATTGGATGGCCACAACCGTATACGGAGTCTATTGGTTAATCAAGAACCCGGCAAGCAGATTTGCAAGCGATACCCACACCAAGAGAGAAAGCCCAAGAGCTAATAGACTTCTACTACCAATTCCAAGACATAGACGCAGAGTACTGCATGATACAGAACAGTAAGCTATGCACAAGAAGACTAATACAAGAGGTACTCGCATCAACAAGCATACAGATACAAATAGAGTACTGGCTACAGGTGAATACAGCAGTAGACGAGATCTCATATATAGATAACCCGATAAAGAGAAGCGAGATCTCTAGACAAGACTGGATAAGTCCAAAGACTAAATGACATATTAATAGACACGATGACACCAAAACCAATGCCACAATGACACTAAAAGAATTAAAAGACTTTATTAACACGGTCCCGGATGCCTTTAACGATTACAAGGTAGAGACGGCAGAGTACATGGGAGGAAACGAAGAAGAAGCTAAATACAGTAACGAGAAACCAGTAATAGCAGTATACGTTAGAGAGGACACAGAAGAGGTACTAATAATGACCAAAAGTCTTGTACAAATAAAAGATCCAATTCCCTGCTAAAATATGACAACCGACGAATTAACCATAGAAGAAAGAATAAGACTAGTAGTACCAGAAGTAAGAGACACTGTATTCTTTATTCCCCACCCAAGAGCGATAACAGAGAAAATACTAGACAGGTATTCAATACCAAGAACAAGAGAATATTTAAAGTATCTAATATACACCACACAGGGCGTATTAAATCGTATGGACGTAGTAGAAGACTACCTAAAGGACTGCATAAAAGGATTCGAAGGAGCATACACACCGTTTAAAGAGAGCGTAACGTTCAACTACGGATTCAGCTTAGACCCTTAAGCGAAGAGGAGTTCTTGTACAAAGGAGAACAGTTCGTACAAGACGAGAGATGGTACACAAAACCTCCATGGGAATTAAAAATGAACTTAGATACAGAGTCAATACAGGGTTGGTTACACGACGGACACTAGACAATCTGTCATAGCCTGTGCATAATTTGGCACGTGTATCAAAATCGCAAGCCAATATGGCATTAGATCTGGTAATAAAACCAAGTGTAGGGAAAGAGGTAATAGGGAGCGAGACTGCCCAAGGTGTGCAACTTATAAATATCGCCCAATCTAACACCCGCAATCCAGAAATCTATATATCCACCCAAACGTACACCAATCAGCCGTTTCAATACAAAACTGACCTGCAGCGCGACCGAGACGGTAAAGTATACGGTGCAAGTGCTTGAAAATCAGCAGATTGTTCCATGTAGAACACTTGCAGAACCGGTTCCATGCAGAACATTAGTAACCAATCAGTTGCATAACGCGTTGGTTTCTAATCGAGAAGTTTTAAAATAGTTACTAAAATATTTTTTTGGTACGCCAGAAAGCAGTACTTTTACTATGTAGCCGCCCACCCCGTAATAGTACGAGCATCGGCAACCAGATGAAAACCAATTAGTTATGAGAAAAATGATACAGTCCAATGCAGCCGTTAGTTTCAACGCAGTAGTCTCCTATACGGATATACTTGGAAAGCGCCACAATATAGTGTGTCGTAACCGTGCACAAATCAAGCAGGCCAACAGTTTCCTTAGCATGTTCAAGCGCGAAGGCACAACCATCAAAGCTTTGGCTGCGCAGTACCTTGTGAAGAGAGGTCGGTTTGTAAACGTTGCTGGTCTTATATCGGATTGCGTTATGGTTGGTTTTACTAAAGAAGCAGCGAAGAGGATTGTTGCATCCAGCCTATAACATATACTGGGTATCAGTTTGAGTAGATACAAATTTATGTAATTACTTCATTTAGTACCGAATCAAATAAAAATTATATATGAAATTAGAATTAACACCCGCAGAATTAAAGACAGTTGAAATCGCATTAAACGAATTGTTTAAAAGTGATAGATGGACAGCCGGCCGTAAAGAGGCAGACATAGACGCGATAGCTTATAGAGCTCAGACCTTATTGAATGAGATTGAAAACCATAATAAAAATAAAAAATAAGCATATGAATCAAGAAGTATTAGAAACAGTAGTAGAAGCGCCGTACGAATCTCACGAAATGTGGTTGAGCAAACGTACGAGTAAGATGGCAGGCATGATCGGTTTGTTAACTGCTAGGCTGGAAATGGTCGCAATGCAGCACAGACTTGATATGGAGTACGGACCTATGACAGTAGATGCGTATCGTAGATCGGCCAAAGAGATGAGAATGGAGATACTCGATACGTTGATCAGGTATCAGAACGATTGGGCCGACATGCAGCAGTATAGTAACGAAGAATACGGCAAGACTGTGTACGAGAACAAGGTGAAAGAGTACACCACGGAGTTAGAGGCACTTAAAACTTTAGCTTTATAGTATCGCCAGAATTGGTTATATTTACTCTAGATCATTATTAATCGTTTAACCAAAAATCAGACCTATGAGCACAAACTCAAACAGACCAAGTAGCTACAACAAATTGAGCTACATCCAGAAAGTAAGCCGTATCAACCGCAAATTGCGTAACGGTGACATTACCAACGTAGCCGAAGTTACAGGCTTCTCTACTACGCACGTATCAGACGTGTTAAGTGGTAAGTACTTCAACGAGAAGATCGTTAACGAAGC